AAAAGATAAACTCATTAAACAGATTAAGAAGCATTGTAAATAATGGCAACAGTAATTAAACTTAAAAGAAGTGAAACGGCTTTAGCCATACCATCAGCAGGTTCATTAGCCGCTGGTGAATTAGCTTTAAATATTACTGACGGTAAATTTTATACCAAAACAAGTGGCGGTGTTGTCAAAGAGGTTGGTGGTGCAGGTTCAGTTACATTACAAGATGTAACAACAAATGGTGCAATTACTACAAATGATATTACTTTAAACGGTTCAAATTTAATATTTGAAGGATTTTTAGAAAATGCTTTTGAAACAACTTTAACAGCACAAGAACCAACAAAAGATAATACAATCACATTGCCTAACCAATCAGGCACACTTGCAATGGACGGCGATGCATTAGCATACGCTATCGTGTTTGGAGGATAATAAGTGGCTAGTAGTTTTAAAAACGCAGGTTTAGATGTTGGCGTTGTAGATGACGCAACAGGAAATATGTACACAGCTTCAGGCTCAGGTGTAACTGCTGTTATTCACGCTGTATATGTTTCAAATAAAAGTTCAACTAATTCAGCTAAAGTAAATGTAAAAGTTACCACAGATGGTGGTTCAACTTTCTTTCATGTAGGTAGAAGTTTAGAAGTGCCTGCTAATAACACTTTAGTTTTAGACAAACCAATTAACTTAGAGAATAATGATATTCTTAGAGTGTATGCTGACCCTAATCCAGATAGTTCGTCTGTAGATGTTGAAGCATATGCAAGTATTTTGGAGATTAGTTAATGGCAACTTTAGGATATGTAGTACCAGAAGCTCAACAATCTAAAGAGAGTTTTCACGCTCTTAGAAGAACAACTGAGGGTCTTTTATATTACACTAAAATAGATAAAGACAATACAGATACAATTGATTTATCGAATGGCAATCCAGACAACTCAACTCAATTAGCTACCTCAGGCGCTCAAGTTGAATTTGACGAGGGATTAAATGATGTACAATATTTTTCAGGAGATGGTTCTGATACTACTTTTGATTTAACAACTCCTGTTATAGATGCAGATAGAATTAGAGTTTATGTAAATAATATTTTACTTAAAGAAAAAGTTGATTTTACATACTCATCACCTACTATTACATTTGAAATTGCGCCAGCTAACGGTGCTCAAATTGCAGTAGGTAAAATAGATAAACTAAATAAACAAAACACATCTGACAAGTATTGGCAGTATATATTTGAAGATGGTGACGCAACTTATTATATTGATGATAATGGTTATTTTGTTAAACGAGAAAATAGAAGTAGAGGTGCAACAGCTTTGACAAGTGACGACTTTTCTACATTTGAAAGTTCCTCAACAGTTAACAGTACCAGTTGGAGTGACTTATAAATAGTTATAGGAGAAAAAAATGGCAAGAACAAGAGCAGCGTTAATTCAATTAGACCCACCTGAAACATATTCTAATGGTGGAATTGTTATAGGATTTACAACTGTGGAAGCTGAACAATTACAAGAATTTAATAAACTAAACAATAGTGATGGTGACCCTACTAATAATTTTATGGGTCAAGCTGTAAGAGCTTGTGGAGAAAATGTAAAATTAGGTTGGATTTTTGACGGTTCAGGTTTTAGAGACCCAAATAGTTAAAAACATATAATAAAGTTGTATAAATATAGGGAACAATTGTAAGGTTAATCAATGGCAGATTTTAAACTAGGTCGAATTAAATTTAAATGGAGAGGTGATTGGGCTACCAACACATCATACTTAATAGATGATGTGGTTAAGTATGGCGGTAATACTTATGTAGCTGTAACAAATCACACTTCACAATCAACATCAGCTGGATTTTACACAGATATTGCCAAATGGTCTTTACAAGCAGAATCCGTTTTTTCAAAAGGTGCTTATTCAAATTCAACATTCTACAAATTAAATGATTTAGTAAAATATGGTAATAGATTATATCGTTGTACTACACAACATACTTCAGCATCAGATGTATTAGATGAAACAAAATTTGAATTATACTTAGATGGTATTGATTTTAAAGGTG